CAAGTGCATCTGAATATTGATCCGGCCATTGTTCTTCAAATGTTGGTCGTGATCGAAGTTGAAGCAGTACATCACGCATGGCGCCAGCGGAGCGGCCTGCTAACTCGTCAATCCATGGTTCCAATAAGTGTCGAGGCAATGACAATGGACTCATTATTATATCTGGAGTAAAACTAAAAATCACCTTGGCCAACAATTCTACATCGTATTCCCGAGCCAGAGCCTGAATAGCATCTACTTCAAACATGCCCGGTAATGTCAATGTAAAGTCCAAACGCATCTGTCGCCGGTTTTGCTTGTACTTTAATCCTTGTTCAAAGTTTTTTCTGAACTGTTGGTAATCAAGTCCTGTTCGGATGTATTCTCCAGTGGTTCCGGTTCCATCGATGCTGGCACAGATTTGCCAATCCCGAACATGAGCCAAAATATCCCGATATAGATTAATACTCCGAAAATCAACGCGACTAAGATTGGTGTTATACCTGGCATATACTCTACCTCCATCATTTAATTCTACTATGCGCTTCATGTAGCGCCAATGTTGTTCGTACATGAGTGGCTCGCCGCCAACCCAATATACTTCTTCTACTCTGTGTTGCTCCACAGCCTCAGCAAATTCTGCTTCAATTTGCGTGTCTTGGAACGCACTTATCTCTGTTCGAACTTCGGGACGCATCCATACATTTTTAGGATTGCCCCAATCAATCATGTCATGCTGACGTTGTTCGCTTTCCCATGCACTGCTCAACATGTCGCCGCATGTGCGACATTTAAAATTGCAGAGATTGCTGAATCTATAGTCCCAGCTCACTGGTTGCATTGTTGTGGTGCCGTCTTCCAAAGTTGAATCCATTACTTCCGGCCATTTGTGTTGAAACAGATGCCAAAAATAATCTCTGTACACCGATGTATTTAAAAGTTTGTTGTTGCAGACATCACATTCGGGCAAGGTCTCTCCAATCATCATGCGTTGGCGCACACTCTTCATGTGCTCACTGTTCCAGTGTTGCTCCAGTGTCATGGGAATGTAGCGTCCTGTGCCTGCACTTGTGTCTATGTACTGCTGAAAATTTTGTGCCGGTTCTCTTGACGCACAGCACATTCTGCGTTCAGTTTGTGGACTTAGATAAGTGTGTGTCCAGGGCGCCAGGCAAAGATTAGGTGGCGGGGTCAAAACTGTATCCAATCAATTCAGCAAACTCGGGCGACACTTTACACAAACTCTGATTGCGTCGACGATCCAGTGTTTCTATCTGCATGCGTAACACACGCCCGTCAGTGCTGGCTCCGCCATTCATAAAGTCAACGATGCCTTGAAACTCAATTTGATTCTGCAACGATATACGGGCTTGTTGCAGGCGCTGTGTAATGGCTGATTTGGCTGTTTCTGGCAGGGTTGACACACTGAAATACCAAGCGTCATGCATGATATTCCAATAAACAAAATCAAATTGTTGTTGATCAATCCAATTTGCAACTTCTTCAATGTAATACACATTGAATACATTCACTGTGGTGCACACTTGCAGACGAATATTGCGCAGTCTTGTCTGCATGTTTTTAAAAAGAGCAATGTTTTCAACCACGTTGTTCCATACAGCATTGGTTCTTTGATATTCAAATCTTTCATTGACATCATCAATGCTAAAAGCAATTTCTACTGTGCGAAAATGCTGCCATATTTCTTCGGCTCGAGCTGGATACTGTGTACCATTTGTGTTGTAGTGTATTTCAACTTGATGTGCAATACCACGATCCACAATGCCCTGCAACATGTCAAAATGCTCTTCAATCATGAATGGTTCACCACCAGTGAATTCGATGTAGCGAATATCATTTAATGACTCATCAATTTGATTCCAAAATTGTTGATTTTCTCGGGGCCAGGCCCCGGCCTTTAACATTTGATAATGAAAGTTCTTTTTTCGATCCACCGAAGAGTCATGGGCGATTTCTTCCACGGCAAAGGTACTTGAACTCCAACTGCCGCAAATCCTACATTTTAGATTGCAGATATTGCCCAGCTTTAGGTCCAAAAACATCAAGGGTTTGGCATCTTCAGTCCAAGACTGATCTAGCAGTATGTGTTTGAGTCTGTCCAGGGTGTGCATGCGTTTGCTGGTGCGTCCTGCACTTTCTTCGTTCCAGCATTTACGACAAGTCTGCGGAGTTTGGCCCGACAAAAATTCATTGCGTAGTTTACGCATGTGTTTGCTGTTTTGTATCTCAGCAAAGTCAGCAGTCATTAAACTGAACTTGTTGCCTTGGTCATCTACAATTTCATCATCGGCCAGGCAACACGGTCGCACAGTGCCAATGGGACTGGCCTCCAAGCTTATCCAGGGCAGTACGCAGAATTTGGGTTGTGGTATATTCATAACAGAGCTTTTAATTCTGGAATAATATCCAAACAACGTTCATTTCTAATGCCATCTAACTCGTGTGTTTTGCGCCAAAATGTATCAATTAAATTAGTATTATCTGTGGCATTCATGAAAGTGATGGCGCTTTCAAATCCTTGTCTAGCTCGTCCCAAAGGATCGCCAGCTTGTTCAAGCCAAGCAATGTGATCATGATACAATGCTGTTAGTTTCTTTTTGTACTCAGCAGGGGCTATGTCTATTCTGTAGTAGGCAGGGTCTTGTAGTATATTTACATTCAAGTCCTGTGCTCGAATCAACCCTTGCTCTACCCAGGCACGATGAAACTGGGGCAAATGCATGGCATTCATGATGCTCAAAGTAGGACTGATGTAAAAGTCTACTTCTGGACATATGGCCAACATGTCTCTACGGTTCTGCTCCACAGTTGCCCAGTTGGTACCTTTGCGTATGTACTCTCCACGTGCGCCCATGTCGTCTAAGCTGGCGCCTACGGCCACAGATTTAAATTTTTTCCAGTATTCAAATACACTGCGACCTTTAAGATCAGTGTGCGTAAAGTTTGTATTATAAATCAATCTAACATCTGTACGTCCGCGGCGCACCAATTCTTCTAGAATGCGATAGTGTTCTTCCATTAATAATGGTTCACCGCCGGCAAAATATATTTGTTCTACGTAATCTAAATGCGGCTCTAGTTGTGTCCACATGTCTGTTTCTGTGCGGCCTGCATAATTTAGCACAGTATTTCGATCTTTCCATTCGGGGCCTGCTAGTTTTGCTTGATCCTGGTACCACTGGCTACTAAAGATGTGCCCACAGCTACGGCATTTTAAGTTGCACAAGTTGCTGAAACGAATATCCCAGTATGCCATTTCAAAAGGTGTTGTTTCCAGTTTTTTGATATGATGCCCGTGATGCTTGTTGGCACTACGGCGCCCACTAAAGAAACCCGACTCTTCTTGTTCATAACACCGAGTGCAGGCCGCATGTGGCGTTTCACTCAACATATCAGTACGTAGCTGTTGCATGGGTACGCCATGCCAAATTTCTTCCAATGTTTGTGTGCGACAATTGCCCACAACACCTGGTTTCATTTCAGCATGGCAGCAAGGATAAGCTTCACCAGTGGGGTAGGCATGCAAATGTATCCACGGATAGATACAGAACGTCTTAGAATCTCGTAACAAGAATTCTTCACGCTCTGTGAGTTCAGTTGGCTTTACTAAATCAGTTGAGTTATAATTATAAGCTGTCATACCATTCTTTTAAGTTGGAAAATGTACGCCCAAAGTCTTTGTTTCTACGTGCATCATACTGTGAATAAAATTCTTTAAAATCATTCAATAATTTTGGCTGGTCAAATGCATCACTGTGTGGTGTTTTGACTACGTCCAAATAATCAACCAGACGCTGTAGGTGATTAATTTCGTGCTCATGCAGGGCTGGATTGTTTCTATTGCGCCACAACCAATTTTTTAAATCATACATGTAATTTGATTTCAGGTTGTCTGGCAGCACCAATGCACTTTGAAAACTAGGAAAACGTAAAATATTCAAAGTAAAATTCAATTTGTCACGCCCATATTTTGCTTTCCATTGCAACATGTGATCTAAAAACTGCGGCAAGCTATCCAAGCACAAGGCATTTATTGTGCACATTATGTGTATGCTTCTAATCTGTCCGCTGTCTAGTAGGCGTGTGACATTGGTGATCCAATCTTTCCAAACTAATCCATCACGTATATACTCTGCGTGTCCGGACATGCTTTCGTTGCTGGTATAAAGATCTACATTTAACCCGTTGACACTGGCCAGCAGGCGATCAATATCTACGTCGGTGCCCAGGTTACTATTGATTGCTAACCGAGTATTAGATCTGCCTGGATTATCTCGGAACCAATCTATCAGCTTCCAAGTATGTGACGACATCAGCGGTTCACCACCGGTGATTCTTAGTTCTTGGAGAGTCCGATGCAGATCGCTTTCCCACCAAGCAAAGAACGCTTCAATATAGGGATTGGTTTCTCCAAATTTATAAAGCTGTGCACCAGGGTGTTCGTGTGTGAAATGATTTCGGCCATCTGATTGTAACTTGAGGTAAGGTCCATTTTTTTTGATATCATTGACCCATGTTGTACTAAAAGCCGGGTTGCAATAGCTACAAGCAAACTGACAAGTTCGATCAAAGGCAATTTCCAAGGTGCGCAGATCAACATCTTCATCCACAGGTGTTTGCTGTGCTTGACTTAACAACTCTATGGGGTAAATGCGACTTTTGTACACACGGTCGCTGATGGCATTGCGATCCATGTCTTCAATTTTCCAACAATACTCACACCCTGCCGGTCGTTCACCACGTTGCATCATTGCACGATCAGCTTTCTTTTGATCAGTATTGTGCAACAGCTTAGGGTTAGCACTGACTCGATCTTTGTCAACTAAATGAGCTGGCGGGTGATGGCAGCTTGTGGTCTGCCCACTGCCCAACCATATGGTGGCGTTGTACCATTTGGCTGCACAAAAACTGGCACTGTTGGTGTCCAATACTTGTTGTTTGAATTCAGAGTCGTTCATTGTATGTTAGATTGAATAAAATTAAATAGATTTTCGGGCAACGTGCTGTCTTGTTCCTGTTGAAACTCACGTAAACGATATTGATTATATTTACAGATATCTTTGCAGGCTGCCAAGAATTCAGACAAGTTGCTGGCGCAGAGATCTTCAACTACCTGGGCAATTCGTGTAATACGATCAAGATCATTTTCTATTGTATCAAAACTTTCGTCAATTACGCTCCTAAAAGTTTTAAATCCAATATTGCGCATGTCTCGATAAAATCCTGCGTTGGCCACTGCAATCCAGGGGTGTGACATGGCTATAGGCTTCCATATCTTTTCTGTGCGGAAACTGTAGGGATTGTGAAAAACAGTTTCGGTTACCAGGCTAAAGTAAGTGTCAATGTAGGGTTCGGCCTTGATGTAAGCTTCGCCCCACTCGTTATTGAACAAACTGTACTTGACTAGACTGGTGTCAGTGGTATCTAGATTATCAATTTGGTCGCTGTATCTATCAACTTCGTAGTATTTGGGCAACAACTGAATTGGTGATTCTCTCTCCATTAAATTTTCTCCGTTGTGCATCATTGGTAGTCTAGTACTACCAATCGTGCCCAATGAACTTAGACAGGTGTACAAACTTTGTTCAAGTAGTCCCGACACTCTAAATTTTTCCAACAGCCATTTTCGGTGCTGTCGATGCCGGCCATTTAAAAATAAAAATTTATAAGGCTTGTGTGTTTTTTCATAAATCTCCGGCCAACGTTTTGATGTTGGAATATTTCCTTCAATTTTAAGCAAGTTGTGACCAAAACCATCATACTTGTGATAACAAAATTCAGGATTCATATCTCCACCAGCCAATATCATTATTTTTCTTGCCTGGGCCAGGTCCATTAAATTATATCGATTTAATTGTCCCAGCATGGTGTCTGACCCTTCCCAGGGGTTACTGAAAATAATGTGTGCGATTCCTGACTCTGCTACTTCTCGTATAAGACTGTTGTAACGTTCAAATTGCCAGCGACCCATTAGATATACTGCACCTGGTTCAATAGTTACTTGGTCAAAATTTTTAAATTCAACATCAAGGAATGGTTCAATAATTGAGTAAATCTCGCAGTGATACTCACCATAGAGCTTAAAGTTTTTTTGCATGATACTCACATTCTTGCCACCAGGCACGCATTTCAGGAAATGTTGCTAAAAAATCAGTGCCACGACGACGATCGTGTTCATTAAAAAAACGATAAAAGTCTGCCTTAATAAGAGAGTTGTCATTTTTTTGACCTTCTCTCATCCAAGCAATGTCTCTGCGCAATCGTTGTACTTCGTAGTCTTTGAATCCATGAAATGGATCATCTTCGGTTTCTAAATTAAGCTCCATCCAGTCTGCTGTGCGTTCTAATATGCCAGCATAGGCTTCGGGCAAGATTTGTAAACTTTGCCAAGCAGGTTGCCTTAGTACTGGAGTATCAAACCACACACGCTGATAGGTATGGCTGTGTTGTTGACGTAATTGTAAAATCCATTCTAATTGACGCTGTAATCCCAGTACGCTGAGATTATTCATGGTGATAATAAATGTCAAACTGTTGCGACTGGGAATGTCATGTAAAAAGTGATTGACGCGGCTTTTTACGCGATGAAAGTCCATGCCACTTCTAATGTACTCAGCATGCTCTGCGATGCCCGAATCCAAGCTGACATACTGCATGAAGTGTTCGATGTTGCTGTTGCAGAGATTTTTTACATAGTCAAAGTATTTGTTCCACAACTGTGGTTCCACACTCAAGTTACTGGTAACATTCAAGTGCAGGTCTGGCTTGGGCAGGGCCAACACATAGTCAAACACTCGATACGTGTTTCGATCCATGAGTGGTTCGCCACCGGTCATGCGGAAATGTCGTAGTCGGGGGTATAATGTGGGCCACCACTCCCAAAACGCATCAACATAGGGATTGTGTTCGCGCACAGGAATAGGTCGGTTACGGCCAACAAAATGGCTGGGATCATTGTGTGTGGTGCTGGTGGGATAGCCGCCCAGGCGATCTACTTCATCTTGCCAGCTACTGCTGAATTGCGGACTGCAATAACTGCATTTGAGGTTGCAGGCATGATTAAAATTGACTTCTACATAAGTGGGTACAACATCGTCTTCAAGCCCAGTGCTGTTTTTGATAGCGTCATAGTCACTGGCAGCCCAAGGCTCGCCACTGCGATAATGTCGATCACTGAGTTTGCCCAAATCTTCCATGTTCCAGCAGTAGGAACATTCACTTGGGCGCTCGTTACGCAACATAATTTGTCGTTGTTGCTTTTTATGAGGAGTATTGTGCAATTGCCCTGGATTTTCTTTTAATCCGTCAACAGGTATTTGATGCAGTGGTGGATGATAACAACTGTTATTAAGCCCTGTAGGCAAGTGCAGACTCACTTGTTTCCATTTGGCCAAACACAAGGCCGGCCCTAATTTCTCTTGCATTTGTTCAGCCGCTGTTAGAAACACTGATTTTGTATGCGCCATTAAATGCCTAACAAAGATTGTAGCCTCGAAGATAACAATAGTCTAGTCTCATGTTTTACTGATTGCACAATTTCTTTGCACTCAGCGTAAAGAGTATGGGTTTGATCCAAGACATTGTTATCTAAATACGTACCATTTTTTATGGTCCATGTATCCGGTGTTTCTACTTGATCATAGTTCCAGGTCGCCCAATCATCAAGATTTGTTAAATTCCCCCTGAAGTTGTATTTGTTAATAAGATTAACAAAGTTTGGTATATCTCTGAAATTATTTTTTTGCACAACAAACATTAAATTGACTAGATGAGATAGATTGTTATCATATAGAAATTCAAAATTCTCTATTAGTGTTTCCCAGCTACCCCCAAGTCGCACTTTTTCATAGACTTCCTTTGCCCCGGCATCAATGCTGATACGATATTCAGTTATTCTATCAAACAATGCCGTCTTGGGCAACTGTTTCTTTATCAACAATCCATTAGTAAACAAGGTGAACGTTTGTGTATCTTTTCCTAGGTACGAATGTAACAATGGTCTAGATATTAAACTGGCCAATGGATCGCCGCTACACGATAATAGTATATGTACCCTTGGTTCAAAGTTGTTTAACAGCTCAATGGCATGTGTAAATGCTGCCAACTTTTCTTCGTATAGTGGTCCAGAGTCGTACAATCGTTTTTCTCGACGACAACTAGGACATTGTAAATTACAACTGTCATCAATGGCAAAAATTACCTGGTAATGTGGTTCATTAATACTGCGGTGCTTAACACCACAGTGGTCAACAGCACACCATGTAAACTTTTTATCTTTTACATCATTTTGAATTTCATGAGCTCGGGGGTTATCCCATATATCTTCTAATCGAGCAAAGTCAGTTATCTTGCCAACTGGTCGTGGCAACCATCCCGTACAAATGCATACATTGCAATTTGTAAACATATCAATTTCTACCGTTTTATATGGACGATTGCAAGAATTCGTTATAGGTTGCGCCGCCAGGCGGCCCCTGGGGTGACTTTTCATTACATAACTATATGCAACATTGGGATCGCTTTCTTGCATTACCAGCCCTCCTGTTCACGTATGACATCAATCTCACGAGTCATAACACCACGATTATGCCAATTACTGAGATAGTGATGTTTAAAAAACTTACTTTGTTCCGGATATAAAAATACCACAGACAAATCTAGTTGTTGTTGCAGGGGTTCTGCTGTGCGTTGTATAATTTCTGTGGGGTCAGCGTAAGAGTTCCAAATTCTAGATAGTGCATCAAAGTCTTGTACTTCTCTATAGTCCCAGTCGGTCAACATTGTCATGTAGGTGCCTTGCCTTGCACCAGCCATGGCCCACAATCCTTGGTCAACATCACTACCAACATTGTGCCATATGGTTAAATGATCAAGATTTCGTCGGTGCACACGATCTCGAAACTCGTTTAGACTGGGCCTACGACCTCGATCCAGACACATTTTGACACCTTCACGGAATCCTGCACGCCAAGCTTGGAAAGGACTTTGATTAGGATATGTTGTAGAATAGCAGTCGTGCATGGCCCAATACAAGGGATCAAAACAAAATTCAACTGCGGTTTCATCCGTGCCATCTGTGTGCTCGTGTGTGCGCATGTTGTTGACAAATGTTTGAGTCCAGGAACTAATACCGCCATTGCCGTACATTAATCCATTGATGTGATTGCGAGCACGCCAACGGAACACTGCTTGTTCCCATTCTTCGTTGGGCAGTTCTAATGTGAGATTAAAAAACTTTTCGTCTGGCAAATTATCGCCATCAATTAAAATAAATCTTTCCGTGTCGCTGGCAGCGGCAGCGGCCTTGTGTGCGGCATCGCTGCCTTTGACTCCGCCCACACGTTTTGCCCAAGGTATCATATTTTTAATTTTTACCCAAAACTCTTCTCTTTCAGGTTCGTCATAGCTGAGATATATGCAGTCAAGGTCTGCAATGTCAATTTGTTTCATTTATAACTCCAAGCAATATAATTGGATTGATCTACAATCACACACACATCTTGCGGATGACAGTGTGTACCAGTGATACTGGGTATTAGTTTGTTGACTTTGGGTCGTGCAAGTTTTATCAGTTTGCCGTCAACTACCCGTACTTCCATGGATGCCAGTTGATAAGTGTCACGGTCAACATCAATGTAATTACCTGGCAAGTCTTCCATGGTGTATACTATGGGGCTACCATCTTCTTTGTAATACAGTCTAAAAAATATTGGCTCTGGCTCTGGCCAATGAAATTCTTTAATTGCTTGCCAAAAGTTGTCTGTGGTCTCTTGACTCATGCGGTCTGCCAATCTTTGATGTGGTAGTGAACAAATCCGTGTTGTGCCACAGTATGTATTCGCAATCCAGGATTGGTTAATTCCCATACCAATTCTTGCGTCCAATCCTGTGTATGCGTGGGCTGTATGTAGCGTTTCATATGCACTATACTAGGTCCAAACTTTGGGGGTAAGGTGACTCGTTCTGGTCCTAGTATCACAGCAGCCATGGCATACACAACATCAGTGCTGGGTGTGCTGTCAGGAAACTTGAGAAGTAGTTGATATTGATCCCAGTTTTCAAATATTGTGCGAACTAGTTCAAAAAATTCTCTGGCGGTATCACTGCGCCTCCAGTATGTTATTGCATTATAGACATCAGGTAATTGATTGTTATCAAATAGCTTGCGATAAAATCTTGATTGTGCAGGTGTATCATAGATTGTTCTACATCCTTGACTAACCACAACATCACGTTTTTCAAACATGGTCCACCAATGATCAACTGGGCTGGCTGCGATCATGTCAGCTTCTAGTTTAATTGTCTGACGATAAGGACTAGCGTAAAAACATTGCCAATCATTGGCAAAGCCGCCAATGTCGCCATGTGGTAACATTTCTTTTGTTAAAATAGTTATGTTGGCAGCCGGGTGCCAGCCTCGTATGCTGTTGGCCAATTGCTCTGCACAAGCAACATAATCTATTGTGCCAGTGTTAATAGCTGGTATCAAATACCCACGTTCAGCAACTATTTGCAATGATTTCTCCCAATTGTTGTTTTCCCAGGGCATGAAAGTCTTGATTGTGCAGTTGTATATACTGTGGTCGTCCGGTAGCACCGATGTATTCAACTTGATAGCTGTCAGTACCAGTCTGCGTTATTTTATGCTTTGGCTCTAAAGTGGCCAACTTCCAAGGTATGCCGTGATGATCGACTGCATGACCGTTTACAACTCCAAGTGCTACACTCAAAGCATGATCATTACGATAGGCTTTTGAAGAGCTACGATACAATCGTTTGTAGTGTGGCCAATTGTGTTTGACCATGGTCATGATTTCAAAAATTTGTTGTGTCCTAGCACTCCGCCGAAACATCATTACTGTAGCCCACCACATGGGCATGCGATGATCGCCAAAGAAATTATATTCTGAGAAATCAGTGTTACCAGTAACATCATAGGCCCAGCGATGTGCTAGAAATTCTTCTGGGCTTGATAACAATACTTTAAGACTGTTGCCGGCAACTACATAATCCGCATCCAGTACTAACGTGCAATCAAACGGTGAAAGATGATATGCATCAACTCGCCCGGCGTTGTGCCAGGTCACAGTGGCGTCATAGTCTTCAAAATATCTAGTACCCCCGGCTTCAGCCTCGACCAAAATTACATGATCAAACCCAACGGCTGTTGCAACATTTGTAACTACCGCAACTGGTATGCCAAGATGCCTGCGTACATTTTTAGCACACCAAGCTGCCATGGATACATAGTCAGTTTCTTCGTTGTTGAAGGCAAAAATTAATGCTCCAGTTGTCATCGATTTTTAGATAGTGTTTCATACTCTAGTAGCCATGCAGTCATCTGTTCTTGCCAACGTCCCAATGCTAGATATTGTAGCTCACTTGGATTGATTTTTACAGGTGTCTCATATAGATCCAAAATTACCATTTCATCTTCTACTGGAATGGCCTGTAACAACGTCAACAGCTCGGGTCCAGCACACCACATACCACCATTGTAGGCAAACAATAATTTGGCCTGGTACTTTTCTTTGAGCACACGCTTTGCTGTTGCATGGTCAAATCTAGCACGACTTTGTGAGATTAAATCATCAGTATTCATAGATTAATTATACAGGAATTACCGACAAAAGTAAAGGGCCTGCAGGCCCTTTTGGTTAACCAGCCACCTATTAGGTAATTGCGGCTGCCACAGCAGGAGTTCCCCAACTGGGAGTTAGATAGGTAGTTGATGGTGGCACAAATCGGCAAAGAGTTGTTGGTGCTGTACCAAATGATGAGAATGGGCTTACAGTATCAGTACCGCCAGAAATAACGCGATCCTGTCCTGCGCCACCGGCTGCGGTATTGACCCAGGTGGTCACAAATGTCAACACTGTGGATCCTGCATTCAGTGCCACAGTTGTTTGAATATAGTTACTGGTGTAGGCTGCAGAATCATCAGTTAGTCTAAATAAGGTTGTTGCGCCTGCGCCAGCAGTTAAGTTGTAATAACCAGTGGTGGTTGCCAGTGTGGTTTGAGTACCGCCTGTGCCATTCAAACGTGTGGTACCTGTGTAGGCCTGACCAGCAATGGTTTGTGAGGCGCCGTTGACACGTCCAGAAAAATAGATCTGCCCACATTCCCCGGCCAGTGTATTCCAATCTGCATCACTGTCTGTGCCTGTGCTTGTCTTGCTGTAGTCTAGGCGTATTAACCCGCCAGCATTGAAGAAGTAACGTGCCGAGTTGGCATCGGCAAAAGTCACAGTGTGTGTAAATGTGATGGTCCAGGCGCTGCCACCCGAACCGGTTGATGAAGTTTTTGCTGTGCTTCCAGTCCAAGTTGAACTAATTGAACCTGATGCGGCTGCATTTCCTCTGTTCAACGTAATTGTATTAATATCAGTGCCCACGTTGGACAACACACTAATAACGCTACCAGCTGTGGGTTGAGTTCTTGCTGTGAGGGTTGAGCTAGTTTGAGTTCCTGCCGTGGCAATGTTGGCAACCAAAGTTGCCCACTGAGTAGCTGTCACAGTACCTGCGGCAGCTACTGTGGTGATAGCTGTTTGTCCCCATCCTTTGTCACCAGAGCCAGTGCTCCATATGGCATTTACGTTATTGGCACCATCGTTGGCAAAGCCATTGTAGTCTGCTGCCTGAATCAACCCACCGCTTGAATATGTCATGTTATTATCCTGTTATTATTTTATTGTTACAATGGCTTCAACCATACCATGGTCAACGCTGTGTTTATCAACTAGTGCTCGACCAATAACATTAAAGGATGTTGCTTCGCCTGATTGTGCTGCCCTAGCAATTCCATTGCCAGCTGATACAAGGCGATCACCTTTGCGCACTACGCCTACTACCTTGACTGGCACACGTCCAGTCATTGCAATTGGAGGATGTGTAAAGTCTGACCCTGCACCAGAGTTCATTAAATAGGCTGCTCTTGTACTTACCACGCCAAACACATTTTCGCTTAGATCAGTGATGCTTTTTGTAATTTCAGCAACGCCGCCAAGTTCAACTACTGTGCCTGCATCAAGAACTTCATCGGCAGCAAATCTTTCTGCCACGTCAGCGTACTGTGCACTGGTTGATTTAGCAAACACTGTATTAAAATAACTGCTAGAACTGCCAATGTTGCCTACTCCGTTACCGGCTGCGTTGATAATTGCTGTGGCTGCCGCACTAGAATTGATATTCAACACAGTTGGCAGAGATACAACACCAGTTGATCCATTCACCGATATCACAGATGTAACAACACCGCCAATGTTAGCTTTGATTGAAAGATTGGCATCAGATGTTCTATTTTGCAATGTAACTTCTGATGTAGCACCATTGACTACAATTTGTGCGTCTTGGTTGGCGCCTACAAACAATCCGGTGTTGTTTAAAATTCCAATTGTACCACTAGTGGTCACATTGGTATTGGCTCGGAGAAAGTCAGTGCTGTCTAGTCCATCCAATGTTTGTGAGTCAGTGGCTGTGCCACGGAACAATGCACTGCTTACTGTAGAACTAAGTTGCAATCCTGGACCAATTGTGGTAAATCCAGTGATTGGCGTTTGTGGAGTAAATGTAGAATCTTTAGAAACAATACCAACAATTGTGTCGTTTACGTAAAATTGAAGAATAACGTGTTGTGCTCCCGGGGATTGGTCTGTTACGGTAGTAACAATTGCACCAGAAGTTCCCTGACCAGAGCTGCTGGCCGGGCCAACCAAGATCCAGGCAGTACCATTATAAACTTTCAACTGCTGGTTAACTGTGTCAAACCACAAGTCTCCGGCAACGTTACTTGATGGTGCACTAGAACTTGCAGTAGAGGCACTAATAACTTTAAAAGTTGTACCGTTGTACACCTTCATCACGTTATTGGTTTTATCCCACCATAATTGTCCAGTAAGTGGTGCGCTGGGTGCCACAGTGTTTGAGCCACTTTCAAGCAAGTGGATGAAATTCTCATCCAAAAACTCGCCATAACCGGCGTAGTTTTTACCCACTAGAATCATGCTGGAACCAGTGTTGATGGTACCATCTGCTATTGTAGCAAATATGCTCCCATCGGTAAGATTAATCGTATATGCCATTCTTTATTACTCCATCTGTCAGTATTTATTGCAAGATTTTCTGCTAATATTTATGCAAGACTCAGGTTAGTCAACGTCTGAATTCTTACAGTATAGTCAATTTGAATCTGACGATTCAAGCTTTTTTGCACTGGGTGAAAAATCACATGGGTCAACAACATTAATTCTGCGGCGGACCCTTCCCAGGCTTTTAATCCAAGTTCATCAAAAACAAATTCACCATTGAAATTTGTGCTGTTATCAAATGCCTGTTGTCCGGTTGGCTCACCGTAATCCAACAAGCAAGATACTAGCACATCGGTATAAATTTCCCCAGATGTGTGTAAAACTGTAATTTTGTTCCTCAAAGGATCAGTATTGGCAGCAGAGTTATCATCTACTACTTTAATGTAAGTTTGATTGTACAGATCAGCATTTTGCCCTATTGTATTGGGCGGCAAGTATGTAATAACTCCAGTGGGGTCCACTGCTGATCCACCGTTGCCGAACGCCATGGCATAGATAAATCCAAGGTTTTTATTGGCAATGCTTTGGGCCAAGCCAATGCTCATGTTTTCGTAATGAATGGCGTTTTTCTTATCAACAAAAATGGTGCCATCATTGGGATCGTAAATTTTTACAAATCCCTGTACTGATACTGGTATTACTGGCATCATGCTCGCGTCTCCAACAGCACTTGCTGAGTTTTGGGGTCATAGATCTTTATATGGCAATCAATTTGTATGTTGCCTAGATCATCAGGCTTTTTGTCGCGAGCCCGGGCTTCTGGTTGTTTTTCTTGCATATTTTGATCTTTGAAATTCATCAAGTATTTATTCCAGTTATTTGTCACACAAAAACTGTGCGGCTCGAGTATCGGTGTATTGCAATCCAACCCCGTCATATGCAGTGGTAGAACCTGGGCCGTACCATCCAAGTCCCTGACGTACTCGAATAGTGACTTGGTATCCTTGATCTGGCGCTGTTTCAAATGTCACAGTAACTGACTCTGAAGAGTCATCAACATCATCTGTGTAACCAGTTAGTTGTAGCGTTCCGCCCACAAACACTTGTACTGCTAGAGTAAGATCTGTGGAATCAAACAGTGTTAGATCTTGTAAACTAAAATCAGCAACAAATGTAGTAGTGTTGCCATCACCGAGATAGTTTGATTCAACATATTGATTTTGGTAAGCTTGATCTAAATAATTTCCAATGCCAATGTCATAGACTGCTGTGTCAGCAAGGTGGTTGGCTGCCGCAGTACCAGCAGTTCCTCGACGCAATCCACTTAGAGTATTGTTGGCAGTATCTCTGGTTCTATAAGAAATACGCTCACCATTGATGGTAATAAGACCAAACAGTCCTTGTTCCAAATAGGGTTCTGCCAATGCGCTGGCGTTGACAACATGTATCACATCATCAGTGGCCAATAAGGCTTGTGACAATAAAGTAGTTGTGGCAGCAGTCATTCGATATGTGCTTTGAATTCCTCGCATATCTTGGAATATTCTAAATTCCACTGCTTCTGGAACTACGTTTTGAGTTGTGCTGGTGATTACCACTACATCACTTGCATTAATTGCAGGACCAGAAACAATTACTGTGGTTCCGCTGGTGGTGAATCCACGACCGCTAAACAAGAATCTACCGTTGAGTGTAACTGTCAATCTTTCTGGATTGTCAATGTTGCGACCAGTATCAAAAATGTTTGTAACAATTTGAATACCTGTACTAAAATCAAAGCTTCCTAGAGTGTTGTTCAGAGTTGCATCATCGTAGACTGTTTCGTCGTAGCCCTGGCTAATTATTTCGCCTTGTGTATTTGGTCCAACAAATACTTGAGTCAACAATCCTTGTTCTGATGTGTCATTCCAAGTGGTTATGTCAATGATGTCACCAAGTTGCGGTATTAGGCCAGCTGCTGGTTGAAATTCAAGTATGTTTCCATTCACCCAATATTGTGCCGCTGTTCTTACTGCAACTAACACCACTGAACCGGCAGCAGGAGCAGTTGTTAGTGTCACTGTGCGTAGAGTTGACCCGTCCCAGGCATCTACAATAAATCCAGTGCCAAGAATTAATGCAGTATCGTTTACGTAAACCGATACATCATTGTTGGCAACTATGCCTTGGCTATATCCACCATTGCTTGGCAAATTGTACACAGTCTGTGCGTTATCGCCAATATACCTTGCACTTTCTGACGGCCTGGCTCGTACACCATTACGTGTTACAATTAGATTTATTGGATTAGTTCCCTGCAGACTATTGGTCAACGTAACTGATAACCCGCCGTTGGCTATCCACGTTTGTGTTACTGGCAAACTCCAACTGTGAGTGGTTCCAGTTGGTGCGTAACCCAGCACTGTTAATGTAATCCTATCTGAGCTTGTGTATATTGAATCAAACGTCAACAGCGAAGATGAATTGTCAATTGCAGTTAACGTGTATTCAGTGTCAGCAATATATGTTTGGCCATTGTAAATCGCAAAACTATCAATCATGTCAGCTGGGAAAGGTATGACCACCGAAGAATCTATGATATCAGATCCAAGATACGTTTTGCTACAGAGCTGGTTGCCGCCACCTGTGGCAAACACTTCCAATGTAATCACATCACCGTTGCTTGCTCCGGTGCCAACCTCAAGTTGATAATTTGCCCAATCATAAGAAGTAGGAGTAATTACTAGACCTTGAGTTACATTATAGGCAAGTACCACCATTGGGAATGGCAATAAGTTGGCAAATGAATATGTTGTGTTTGTTGAGTCGTAGAAGTAACTTACGCTGGCTTCTGGACTACCGTGTCCCAGGCCGCGCCAATCTGCGCCAGGTGTTGTATACACACGCATGTCCAGTGTGTCGTATACTATACCAGGTACCAGTTCTTCTGGTGCGTGGCTTTCGTATGTGTCAACAAATGCGCCGCCGTCGACTGTGACTGCATTGGCCGGGCCAGTGGTTGGTGGGTTCCCATCATATGCTGGGGCTGGCAATATACCCAGGTATGGATCTGTGAAGTTGCTTTGGTAAATTGCATCTAAAATTGCTGGATCGTAGGTGGGTATGCCATCGGGTCCATAAGATATATTATCAAATGGGTCAATATCAAAATTTCCTACATCATAGCCAGTGTCGCGATTAAAGTCCGGAGCTGCCACTTGCACGCCGGGATAATCAACACCAGAAATCAACAATGCAAGATCAAGTCCGGGTTCGTTGACCCTTGGAACATAATAACCCATGGTACGGTCAACCCCGCTCAATGCACTGGCAGCAATCAAAGTCCATTGCTCGGGGTCAAAAGATGCACTATTAACTGTGGCAACAGCTGACCATACACGGTTATCATATCTTACCAAGGTACCAGTTGCATAATCAACATTGGCTTGCCATTCTAAAACATTGCTGGTATATTGGTACCTGTCATATCGCATTGTTGTTAAAATGTTGCGGACTTGTTGGTTGCCCATTACTGCCACTGCTGTGGCTCCCGACCCGTTGCCTTCGCTTAGTGTGATTGTGGCTGTGGTGCTGTAACCGAGACCTGGATCAATGACATTAATGCTGGTAACCCTGCCGGTACTGTTTATTTGTGCCACCATCACTGCTTGTTGCACACAATCACCAGTTACAGTTACCACCGGTGGGCTGGTATAGCCTGACCCACCATTAACAACTGTCACTGATTGGATACTCAACAAATAATTTTGATACCATTGATTCCAGGGAAAAGTTTGCCAAGTTGACGAAGTACTTGGAACGCTGGAAGTTGTACTCAATGTCCCGGTGTTATCTAATACTGGGCTAATAAACAACTGTTGTAACGGATCCCAATAAGCAGGAAGATCAAAGTCAACAATTGAACCTGGATAGCTATCTAACCCTTGATATTTGAGATTGAATTCTCGTATTTGCACGTGATAAGGTTTGACTTCGTTGATGTAGTTTAAAACAAAGTCTTGGTTGTCACGTCGGTAAATTGGATATGGCACCAATTCTCGAATTACATGGTCCACATCAATCAAACTAGTTTTAGTCAACCAGGATGTCGAGCGTTGCTCGCTGAGAATGTAATTAAACATCAATACCAATAAGCGATTTCTTTCAATCAGCAGTTCGTCAATTAACAATTCTTCGTTGATGGCTTCTAGAATTTTTCTAGTTTCGGTTACTGGCGCCTCATCAAAGTATTGAGCGTCAAACACTTCAGTGTCAAACCCAAATCTTCCCAGTGTGTAGTCCCAGAGTGCATTTGACAATTCTATTGTGCCGTCCTGTAGGCCTACTCGGACCCAGTTGCCATTATCACGCAAATAAATTTCTTTTTTGCCTTGCGCATTGGCTAAAACTTCTACAGAACTTCCGTTGGGCACAGTTATTGTATCCAGTGCAGAACGATTTGGTACTTTAATTAGTATACGTGTCAACGGGTTATAGCCAGGTCGGTACCAATCAATGTAACTCCAGTAGTTTCTAGTATCATAATTTTGTACTCGAATTAACTCTAAAAATACACTACCTGGCAATCTGCCCGTGACAGTCTGATAGATTGTCCACAAGCCGTTATTTGTGCTGTCACTGGTCACAAGATATTTGTATCCAATTGCTACCGCATTAAGATTTTGATAAGACAATTCTTCGTAGTTGGCTACTTGTAAATTCCAATTTGTCACAGTGTTGCCATCTACTATTTCAAGTGCAGGCGGGATAGATTCCCTGCTGTTTAGTAGAGTGAATTTTCTAGTTTCAGAAATAGGATATTCTGCCAGCACCGAGTTGGCACGAGTTATATAATTTTGTAACGCCAAGAATCGATTTGCCACCATGCTTTGGCGTGGGCGGTAATCAACGCCATAACGTTGGCTTGGGCTTAACAGTGGGTCTGGTACTGCACGACCAAACAAGTCTGCCCCAGTTAAACTGTCCAGCAGTTTTCTGTACAATGCTGGATCCAGGAAACTTTCTGGTCTATCTTGTGCAATTAGCTGATACTCTGCATGCACAGCGGCAGTAGTTGCTTGTTTATCAAATTGAATATGCAACACTGTATCTTGTGCAGAAATATATGGTAAAGAATTATAAATGGCCACAGTATTTGCATTGATAGGTGCAATATAGCTTATGCCACTACTCCTTGGACTTTCAATGTATTGAGATAATGTAGTGGCACTCAGCGTTTTTCCTGCGTTGGTGGCAATAGTACGAATACCTTTGACCCAGAAGAAATATTCAGTATTTAAAAATCCTGATTCGTTGAGCATGGTTACTTCAACGTAGCTATCTGCGCTGTAAACTGTGCCTTCGCCAGTGTAGTTTATTGGCAACTCTGTACTTGAAATCCATTGATATACATCAACCGAACTACCAGGGAATAATTGTCCCCATCGTCGACTTGCATATACAATATCGTCTTGGTTGGGATCAATAAATCTAGCAAAAGAAGTATCCCACCACAGTTGTCCAACTTGTGGTTGTCCCCAACGCATGCCGTAGTTGTTGATTGCTCCGGCGTTGTAGGCAGCCGGATCAACTGCACCAATGTAATTCAAGTTTTGCCGCACTGCTCCTAACAAACGACCTTGAAGTGGATTGAAATAATCCAGGTATTGATTGGGTGTGCCGGTTACTAAATCATAGACAAATACTGTGTTCAACAGTGCAATGTCAACTGTGGGCTCTTGTATTCTAGTTGGTGCCCAAGCCGGTCCATGTGAATCATTGTAATACTGTACAACTTTTCCAAAATCTGCTTGGCTACTATCTCCAATGTCACTGCCCGGTGCGCCGATCAAGAACACGCCAGTGGTATAATCAATAGCGGCACCAAATTGATCTAGGGTCTGAACATCACTGTTAATGAACTGTTGTCCAAACACCAACAGTGGAGGATTGTCCACTGAAGGATTGACTGCCGACAACACATCATAAGAATAAACTGCGCCACTTTGTATTATAGGATCTGCAAATTGTGTTGTCTTAACATCAAATATTGTAGTATTGTTGTCAAATATGGTAGGTGCAATTGTGCTTCCGTTGGGTGCGCCCACCATCAAAGTAAGAGCATCGTCACTGACAAACAGTCCTAGTCCAAAATGAGCATAACTTTGTGGATCTGGGCTTGTGATTTCTTGTTGCCAGGCGTACACATTGACTCCCAGATCAAAGAACACAGTGCCTTGGCCTGGCAACACTGACAACTTGTTGACTGGTTGCGCTGAATTAATATTTTTAACAGTCACTATCATTCGTCCAGACACAATTAAAATTTCAGCTGTGTTAAATGGCACTGACCCGGCAGCAAATGTAATTTGCTTTGTGTTATTGTCGTAGGTGTAATTAACTCCGTATGTTTGCAATACATTGTTTACATACACTTTTGTTGTGTAACTTGATGCCGCAGAATAAATGGTACCAACATCAAATACTGTGGTAGTTCCATCGCCTTCTAGAATTAAATCAGCAGTTAGCACTGCCCCAACGTTGGGAATAAATTCTGACTGTGTCCAATACACTGTGTTTGTTGGATCGTTTCCAAGAGTAGCACTTGTGGCAATGTAACAAAGTCCATTGTACGAAACTCGATCACCAATGTAATATTGTGTTACAGTTAAGTAAGGTGTGGTGTTTATAGCATTAACTAGACCGCTAACAGTATTGTTGGGTGCGGCCGGAACTGCCACAAACATGTTGTCAATTCGTATGTAATCTCCAGCAGTCAGTGCTGGGTTAGCAATTGTGGATTCAATTGTTCCGTATAGTCTTGCTTGATTTCTATAAACTTCAACCTTGCCAGCTTCCGGCAAAATTGCCGAGTCTCCCGGTGATGAAATATACAAACTACAGTCATTTGCACACTGATCTACTTTTGCACCAAATTCCGCAGCATCTGTTTGATTAGCAGATGTAATTGCTTGCAATTGTACAAATTGATTTGTTTCAATCTGTACCACATCGCCAACAGCAAGTGGTGCAGTAATAGTTACAAATTGATTTGACAAGTCCGAAGTGTCAACAGTGAATGTACCGCCAATGTTCATTGCGGTGTTTACCAGGAACTCACCATTTACTGTCACTGCCACAAATCCAGGATCTTCCAGGCTGTTAACTGGGTAAAAGTTAGTTTGCGTGTCATCAATAACAATAAATCGTTCAATGTTTCTATCAAACACATAAACTTCTCCATACTCGTCCTTGGGACGAGTATTTGGTGAACCAATCATGATTTGATTTCCAGTTGTAGTACAAGCTACACTCTCGCCAAATCTTAATTCAATGTCAAGTCCAGGAACAGTTAGTGTGTTTACATAACTAAAATAAGTGTTGCTGTCTACTAAAATTGTTGCACCAGCTGGTGGCACTGTATTGAATACCAGGATGTGAGGATCAATAATTGAACTGTCGCTGTTAAAGTCATAATCTAGGTGTGGTCGATACAACTGATCGTCAACTTTGACAGTGAATGAGTAAATGTCTGTTGCTGTGTACAAATATTGATTTAACGCAAACTCGTAAGTATTAGAAACTCCCGAGCCTGATTGAGTCCAGCCAAGTGGGCTGGACTCAATGATTGCACCACCAACTCCAATACTCTGCACAGTTATTACTAAATCGTTGGCAGGGCTAGAGCCGCCACCAATAGTGGCAGCATTGATAGTAAGGGTATCAAGTGCTTGATAATCTTCGCCTGGTGATGTTAATTGAACATAGTATTCGCCGCGTACACGATTCACAGTAAATTGTGCATTGCTACCAATTCCTGTGGTACTATCTTGTTCAACATTGTAGTAAGTTTGCTGGTCAAGTTGTACTATAGATCTACGTGAAATAATTAGCACTTTGCCAGCTTCGGGAATATCCGTCAAAGTTATTGATGTACTGTCAACGGTGTAATCAATTCCATACTGTAAGAGATTATTGTCCAAGGCCAACACTAGTTGTTCTGGCAGTGCGTAATCAACAACAATATCATTGATCCAAAGGTAAGTGGTTGTTACACCATCAGTGATGTACTCAACTGTCTGTCGTTGCACATCAACTCGAGTATATGCATACACTTTGTTGTGTGCCGGTGCGGTAATATACATCCAACGTTCATTTTTACTGATAGTCACTGCATGACCAAATTCGGCAACGTTGAAGTCTTGATCAGGTGGCAGCAACAATTGTCGTTGTTCAAATACAGGGCTACCAGGAGCCACATAAATTGGTGTGGCATATCCCAGGTAGTTGTCACTGGCGCTGGCGCCTACAATACCCCATTGCTGATTACCAATGTCAACTGCACTGCCGTATCTGGCCGCGCCAGTGGCGTTGAGTTCAATGATTGCATTTTGTTCGTAAACATTCTGGTCAGTTAACACATAGGTATAAATTGCACCCGGGTCAGTTGCTAACTCTGACGGGTTGTAGCCCGGGGCTCCAACCATAGCACTAAGATTTTCAAAACCTTGTGCAAGAGCGTAGCCAAATTCGCTGTGTATTTCTTGCGTGATTGGAACAATTGTGGCTGCTTGGTAGAAAGGATCTATTTTTTCAAGCACTGTCCAACGGTCGTTTCCATTGTTGTCCACCCAAACTTTGATCCCTGGCAGCAACTGATTTGCATATGGTAATCCAATAATGTCAGATGGTTGTGCAACTCTACTTGATTGCAACGTCAATCCAAGCCCGATCCCATTAACAAAGGTTCTTTCTCCGACAAAGGCATAGTCAATGATGAGTGTATTAAGTGTTGGTACTGACTTTACTCGATAAAAACCGTTTATTTCAGCATCAAAATTCTTGATGATTAATATTTCACCTGCCAATAGACCATGGTCTTCGGCAAATGTAACTATGCTTGCGCCATCTAAGTTATCTTCAACTTGAACAATGGTACTTGAAACTCCGGAGGCCCGATATACCTCCCAATCATAGGCATTTACTCGAGCAACCCATAATGTGGTTCCAACTCCAATTTTATCAAGTGAGTTGTTTGCGTCTGATGGGTTTGTCAAGTCAAACAGTGTTATGTCAACGTCATTGAGATTTACGTATCCTGCTGATGGGAATCCAACATCAGTGGGGGATGCCGTGGTGGTGGGCAAGATGTTGGGAGAAGTAATCTTGTAACTGCTTTTCCAAATATCATTAACAAATACTGTTTGGTCTGCGGCTGATTCGGTACCAGGCTGTATTACTTGTATCAAACTTGGGTCGCTGGGGAGTTTTGCTTCATTAAGTAAAACTTCAAAGAAACTGTTGTTGGCATTTGCGCCGTAGACACTTCGTAACATTGCCCAGTATTCATAAAGATTATACTGTGCAGTTTCTTTACCAAGGTCTGCAAATGTGAAAATTTCTAAACTAGGTCTAGTTCCTTTAGATCCCAAGAATTGTTGATAAAGCTGTACTTGACTGACGTCATCAAGATTCAATGCAGCCATGTATTCACGTGGCCTAAAACCTATTAGGCCGTAACTAAACAAATCAACCTCAGTTTCTAAGTTGGCATCATACACGCTGTATGACTGCGCCAACTGGTTGCTGTCATTGGCAGCGTTTGGCAATAGTCCTTGCATTATTTCTGAATAATCGCTTTTGATCCAGGCTGAAAAATCAAACGTTGCTGTGGGCTGAATAATTGTGGCCGCGCTCCAATACTGGTCCTTGAACTTGACAATTTCACCTTTGGTGTACTTTTGATTTGGTACCCATTCATTGATACCAGCTTGATTAAGAATAAATCCGGGCGCATTTACAGTGCCGTTCCAGTCCCCGCTTAACCATCCTGCTATCAAAATTCGACTCTGACGGCCACCAGTTATGGGGTCATAGATTAAATCTGCAAATATACTACGATTGTCTAAAACAATCAAATGCTCGTATGCAGTAAATCTTAGATTTAAAAAGTTAATAGTATCACTGGTTAAACTGTTTACAGTGAAGGTATTTTCCAAGCGATCAATTACAAGATTATTTGGAGAGATTCCTTGCCTATTTTGATTCAGCACAACGTTGCTTAGTTTTACCGGCTGTAGACTTTCTGCAACCAGTCCTGGTGTGGTAATGCTAATTGAATTTGCACCAGGGTTTAGATTAATAATGCTGTTTTCGGCCCAGCCTTGATTACTCCAATACAAAAATTCTTGAGCCATCTGTACCCAATCCATGATGTAGCCATTTTCAGTACGATCAAACACAAATCCTCGGTCAGTCAACAGTTTACCATAACTGAGCAAGAAATCGCAAACTGCTGATCGGTTAGTAAACACAAATCCATAAGGAACACGAACAATAGTATTGGTGTACTCAACAGGAACCTGTTCTGTTGATCCTCCGGCACTGAGTGTCTGTGTTTTTCCATTTACCCTGGATGCTAATATTTCAAAATAATTTTCTAAGCCGTTGTATCCTTGAACTGCCCATCCTGTGTCAGTTACTTGAACTATTACTGAACTGTAAGATACCTGTTGTACCGGTGGGTTTTTATAAAGCAATAATCCATAGCTTTCGTCTGGCAACAACAAGCCGGCATTTGACCCAGTTGGTGTTGATCGTTCGGTGTATAATTTTAAATATCGTTTGTCACTGAATGATGCTAGGCGCCAGCACAATCTAATATCTAGGTTACTCAATAGTGTGGTTAGGTCGTTACTACCATTGACTCCTAGTTGTTGATTGTAATCAATGATCCAGTTTATATAACTTGCACGGCTAACACCGTTGCCATATAATGGTGCCAGATTGCTGGCTTGGAGACGATATCTTCCTTCCCACAAATACTGACCAATACCCTCGTCATATACGTAACGATCGCGGTCTGCAAATAAACCAAAAAACTTAGCCGGCCTGGTTAACGCCAACAAGCGCATAACTGCAAACGGCCAAGCACTGCTAGATCTCCAGGTATTTTCAACTGGGCCGTCGTCCCCAAACGTCCAGCTACGTCGGAATGTGGTGGTATCGTAGTTACCCACCACAGCCGATAATGGACTGAGTAGTTCTCCTTCTGTGCCAACCGGAATTACATTTAGTAACCCTGGGCGGACATATCGAGGATCAACTCTAGGGTTCACAGGATCTGCAATATATCCTCTTTCTAAATCGCCCCACAACACCAAGTTACCAGACGTATAAGGGGCAGGACCATATCGAGATGCCCACCATGATGGTTGTTGAGTGAATCCCAGCATTTCCCAGGGCGTTGTATTAGGAGTAGTGGTATCATAAAAATAAAGATAGTTGCCGCGCCAAGCACCCAACAGTGGTTGCTGATCAAGTCGGTTACTACTCTGACTATAATTGTAAGTAAAAGGATTGCTTTGCGAATAATTTTGTGAGGTATAGTCTAATTTATTGCTACCGATCCAAGATAAAAAGTCAGGCAACAATATAGAATTAATTTCTTCAAGTGTGTAATCCGTGGTTCGGAACTGCCCTGGTGTAACATCATCTGCCAGCAACGGCACCGTGGTATTAATTTTTAAATTGTTAAAAATTCTTGTTTCAAATTCTAATAATACATTATCTCGGAAATCACCAAATGCCACAGTGATGCTGCCATCGTGCCCCTGGATGACTAGAGTTGGTTGACTGCTGGTTTCCTCGTAAAAAATCTTAGGCTCGTATGCTGGATACAAACCCATCTTTGTTGGTGTATTTGGCACATAACTGCCGTAGGTAGTAGCATATTCTCTTATGGTTATTACGTCACCTACCACCAATGGAATTGTAATGATAATGCTGGCTGAATCAGCAGGCACAGTGTATTCGTATCCTTTGGTGAGAATGTTACCGTTGACATACACTAATATTGCTTTGAAGTTACTTTGTGTAAAATCGTAGACTTGATTGGTGGTGAATGTATTAGTGCTGATTAAACTATACGTGTAAGTTAACTCAGTATATGTTTCTCCAGCTGGAAGCATATCGCTCCAATAGAACGGAAAAATGCTACTACGAGACAACGTAATTTCTTGTATTGACGCATCCAAAACTTGAGTTGGTGTGAGATTTACAAAGTCACCATTTGATGCATAATCTATCAACAACGCTTTGTACTTGTTGTATTCTTGGCTGTTAAACTCCAAAGAATTAAACAACTCAAACTGCTGGCGGCGCAAGAATACTCCTGGCAATACCAACGGGGCAGAATTTTGTATTATTTGTGTTCCGTAAGGTACCAGTTCTCCAAGATCGCGAGTATTATTTGCACCAGTTATTGGTCCAACAATGTTGCGCAAATTTTGCCCAATAGTTTCATAATGGGTTCTTATAGTGCCTAGTGTAAATTCTGTACTGTTGCCGTTTATTGCATTGTTTTCAAGATTTAATGGAATCTGATAAAAGCCAATCTGACTAGCAACATTGCTCAAGGCTTGAATTTCAATCACCGAGTTTAGTGCCACCAATGATGACAATGTTATAGTTGTGTTTGTGCTGGAAACTGTATAGGTGTATCTTAATGGGTCAAGATAAATGCCATCTATAAAAATTTGTATTGGTGAAAAAATTGTAAGTTGGTCCACTGGAACATCTAGCACCAACGGAGATCCATCATTGACGAATCTAAAAATTTGTCGGCTGCGAGATGTGGCCGCTGCCGGCTGCCATCCAAGTTCACTGGAGAACGATACTCGATCAATGTATTGTCTTGCAAATCCTGTGCTAATTGCAGTGGTAGTGCTTACATTATTTTTAACATAGATAAAAGTGTCGTTGTAAAAATAGTTAGAAAAAACAATATCACCAACATTGTTGATGCTAAAATATTTTAAAGACAATCCCAACACATCATCTTGTACGGCTGTTTCTCCCTCGGCATATCCAAAAAGTTTGCTCCCGACAAAGGTGGTGCTGGGATATACTGCTCGGTCACCAAAGCTGTCTCCGTTGGTGTCATAAACATCAAATAATGGTGCTTGATTAACCCTGGTTTTCTGTTGCGCACTTTGCCAGGCCATTCCGTCAAACCAATAACTTAGACCTTTCTGAGTTGTACCATTGGTACTAACCACAGTTTGGTTCATTAAGGCCAGGCCGCCAGGCAATGGCACTAGGTCAATGATTGGGGTGCCAGTGTTGTTGGGATCAATAAACCTTACTTCATAAATGCGATTTCTAACTTGCTGGTCAGAGTCGGCAGCAAATATTGCCAAGGTACCTTCAACAAACGAATAGCCATCAATACCGTATCCACTTGTTCCATTGATGTTACTAAGTGCATCGGTTTCATTGAAGTCAATGATGTTTACTGGGCGCTTACCTTGTGTTCCAAAATTGTATAAACTTGTATCAGCTCGAAATTCAATAATAGGGCGTTTAGCTCGTTGGTTGTTATCAACCGTTGGAGTAATATTATTCAGTTCAGCACTGTAATTAATTACATCAATATGGAACCAACGATTACTACGGGCCCAAGCGTTTCTATCCATGCTGGCTCGATTAATTGTCAAATAATCAGGAATCAACGGAGCATTGGGGCTTGCATCGAGTGTCTTGATATACACTTCTGGGGTAATTAATTCGGTTACTGGTATTAGTTTAATACCATTCCCAAGAGCCGCGCCTGGGACAGATGTGCCTGGCATCGGAGCACCTTCTGGACCCCCGGCTCCAATATTGAGCAAGCTTTCGGCAACAGTGTCATAGATATACTGTTGAAATTCGCCAGTGTGGCTGCCGCCAGTCATTTTTTGGCCTTGATAAAGATGCGATAGCCCAAAATAGGCCTCACCATCAACAAACCCAACACGCAATTCTCGACCAGGCCCTGTTCCTACACCTTCAACATAGAATTCAATATTTTGAAATTGTGCTGGATTAGTTAATCCACGAAATTTAACTTTAAGTCCATTTGTAAATTTTACACCGTTGGGGCTGATATAATTTTTTGCACCAATGATTTCATCAAAGTCAACTGGTTGTGTGACTTCGGCATCGACTAGACGAATCTCTCCAAAAATTTCTGGATTGGTGCTGTCTTGATAATACAATGTATCCAGTGTTGCAGTAAGCAAAGGCACTTGCTGGTAATAGCCAGACGCATTTTTATACCATTGTGTGCTACTGTTGGTCTGCCCGTATCTAATATCAAATCTTGACAGGTTTGGTACTTGCGTTACCGAGCTAAGTGTGATAAACGGTTGCCCATCATTGTCATACACATAACTTATACGCCATACACTGTATCTTTGCGTGATTACGTTTATATCTGTGGTCTGATCGAATAACACACTGTCAAATGTGCCAATAGCGCCCGGTTGTGCATCACTGGGCAACGGATCATATTGTGTGGTAATTTGCCAGCCACCTTCTTCGGCACCTTGAATAGTGTTAGTAAAAATCAAACTAAGCCCATCAAGCTGTGTGATTCCGTCAATTCCATCAGGAAATTGTTGTAAAAATGCAGACACATAGATATTGTTGATTTGATTAAATTCTAAATTGCAGACTAAATCAACTGGGCCAATTTGATTTAGGGTGTAATAAAAATCTTGCCCTGTTTTTAAAGGTACATAGAATTCTACAACCCCTTGATCTTCTCCGTTGTTGACTACGCCAAAAACATCACGACTGCTGATGTTTGGTGCATACGGCAATCGGCCTGCCACTCCGGGTGCAGCCTGTATCCAAAAATTGTGACCTGGTTGGTTAACTACAAAATTGTAATTTCCACCTCTTGCCAACGTAATAATTGGATTGGTGCCAGGTAAGCCACTAAATTCATAAGTTAGCGTATTACGAGTAACTGCAAAATCATCAGTGAGTGGTATTTCAGTTGTGCTAACGTCCACTGACAGTGGGCCGTTGGGTAACCAATAGTATTGACTGTAGTTAGAAAATTTATCAAAGTCGCAGAACGGGTCCCACGAATAATATTGGCTCTGCCATAGACGATCTTGTCGACTAACATCGGCATCTTGTAATTTTAAAACATCTATCATTCCTGGGTAGGTGATAGCATCGTCGGCGGTGTTGGTTCCATTTTTTAAAAACGTTACGCCTGGCTCTAATTGATAGTCAGATCTAGTTTTAGTAGGTTCAGTGATGTAGTTGTTGGCGAGGTTAACTCCTGGACCAACTTTGCGTCCAACATATCCCTGTGAACGTTTAAAATTTGGTTCTTGTGTTAACTGGTCTAAAGTGGCTGCAAGAAATTTTTTATTTGTAGTTGTTTGAAAAATTTCTGGAAGTAAATTTACTGTCTTATTTGATGCCATTCTTAACTGCTCCCGCCGGTTTGTCCAATTGTACTGCCTGGCGCACCCACTGTGGTCACTGGATAAAGCCCGGCCACACTGGTTTGACTACGTATATTACTCTGTGTCAATGCGCTTATTACTTCAATGTCTGCCACAGTGGCAGCACTGACAAATATCTCGTTTGGTGCACTTCTAATCTCATACAGGTCGCCAAATGTTTTTAATGGGTTAAGTGGTACAATCACCACTGAGCTAATAATTGAACCCAATTGTTTGTGTAGATATGCACTCAGCTCTGAGAAGTAGAATGTATCGCCAAAGTCCCACTTGTCAATACTAAAGTAACTATTGATATTAGAAATAACTTGACTCTTGATTTCGCTGTCGCTGGCAGTTGTGTTAAGGGCTTTGACAACTTTAATAGTGGCCCGCAACTGTGTGGGTGCCTTGGCGCCAAATAATGGTTTGAACATTACTGAGTTTAGCACTAAATTATCACTGACCATTTTATAATTATTGAGACTTGAATAGTCTTGCGACAATTCATTGATGGTAGGTGCACTAGGCTCTGGCACGGTGCCAGTGGTATCTTTAATGTAGTTTTGATAAGCAGTGTAATATGCTTGTGGCACAAGATACATGTCAATGATATTTGAAGTTCCGGGATCAATGACATTGGTCAGTGAACTATTGTGTCGGTATTGGAATGACAATGAGTTGCGGCCCACTTGCGCAAGAAAATCTGTGCGAGGAATTATTGTTCTTTGAAAGATACCATTGACCAAAGTGACTTGCAATTGGTAGAACAATTTACTTTGGTATGCATAAAATATTTGTCCGTTGATGTACTCGCTTTTAACTAATTCAATTGCATCCAATGTTGTCAACGAACTATTGACTATTCCTGGTTCAACTGGCAAATATCTTTCAAGATCATCAAAGTCTGTGGTCAGCTGGAAGAACGTCAGCTTGGAAGAAGCGTTGACTTTTGGGGCCACCAGATCATCAAAAAAGTCTGGGTTGTCTGCAACACCATCAGCGTCACTGTCTCGGTAACTCACAACAACTTCATAGTCGTTTACAAATCCATCGCTTTCAATTGGCTGGCCAATTATATCCATGGTAACGTCAGTGGGTAATGGCTCATTAGAATCTGGTCTTGAATTGGTTTTTAACACTCTTATAAAGTCCTTGATTACTAATCCAGTCTTGCTGTCATAGACTTCACTGCTGGTGCTGAAGAAGAATCTTGTTTGTATAACACTGGCAAATTTATATTGCAATGATCTAGAACTAACCACATAGTTAGATCCATCAGTTAAAAACTGCACTAGCCAGGACGCATCTAAATTTTGTCCAGAAGTATCTTGTGCGTAGGTTCTGCTAAAAGGTGCCGGATGTCCAGCATATTCAGCATTGAGATTTGTACTAGTTATAAGATACCAGCTAGCAGTTAAATTGTTGTAGCCAAGACCAAAATTTCGATAAAGCTCAATTTGTTGAATCATGCTTTGTTTAATTTCTAAAGGCAACACATTGATAAACTTTGGAATCACTAGTTGTGCCAAAGCGCCAGATGGCACAAAATTGTTCAATGCAACTGGCCCTATCCCATCTGGCAAGTTGCCAAGTCCCTGTGCAGTACCATCAAGCACCACTGCCTCAACTGTGGCCCATATTACCATTTTTTCATCAGCGCGAACTGGTATTCCGGTCTGCAGTCTATTATTTGCATCAAAGAATTTACCAGCAGGCGGTACAAATTTTACCAAGCTACCTTGTGTAATATATTGAGCATTATTATTAGTGTAAGCACCAATTGGCAACGGATTGCTGGCTGTGCCGCTGTAAAAATATCCTGTGGTTTGATTATTAATTGTTGTGGTTTGATTCCATCCAGCACTCAACACGGTCAATGGAGGTCTTGGAAAGTTAGCATAGTAAAATTGCAACATACCTCGGCTGGATGCAAGTGGTTCCACTGAGTTGGTAATGGTATCAACAATCTCGTTACGATTTACCCAATTAAAATTAAAAGTAGGCAAAACATTTTCTTCGTAAATTACTCCGTCACTGGAAAATATATTGGTACTAGAATATTTTCCAGTGGGATCTGTTAGGTCAATATACCTAGATGTACCGGTGCTAGCACGATCAACTGCTTTACTCTTGATAATTGAGTTGTATTTGGTGAATGGGAAGTTGTTGTAGTCTTCGCCATTGACCATACGATTTTGTGTGTAGTAACGTGCAGGAGCACGTTGCTTGATCTCTGTGATGTTTTCTCTAGACTGTGCGTTAGTCACCGGTTGTGTGATACCACAAGTAAGAGTCAATGTTTCCAGTCTGCCCGAACGACTAATGTAGCTGATTGGCACTGAAATGTTTTGCATTTCTTCAGGATTAATGATGTACTGCAATCCGTTGCTGGATCTAACATAGGTACGGAAAGTGCCCACAGGAACACTGGAAAACACACCATCACCAAATGTCAGTGTAATCTGATCATTAGCTCGGCTGGTGATAGAATATAATGTACGTTGGTCTGGCGCAAGTTGTTCGACTGCACCGGCAAAAATATTTTCAACATAAATCCACTCGCTCGAAATACTACCAACATCATCAAGTTTGTAAAGCCAATGATCTTCTTGGTTACAACCTTCAATGTTAATGTTTACTGTGCGGTTAGGAATTGCTTCAGACAAGTTGAAGTCTTGATTTTGCAATACGCCTTGTTTGAACAAGAAAAAGAATCCAGTGTTTGCACTGCCAAATCCCTGTGCGTCATTGCGATACAATACGTTGAATGCACCATTGGGTTTTGGTGCTGGCTCGTAGACATATTCTTTCCCAATTGTGGTTGCACTCACAACTTCAAACGGCATGTTTACACCATCCACCACAGATGTGTAGGGAATAATTGGCAAATAACCAGGGATAAGATTAATTGTGTACTCGCTGGTCTCAATGCCTAGTATATCCTGACGGTTACCTGGACGACCAAATTTTTGACTGTCAATAAATGCGGCATTCATGATTGATGTAAACTGCTCTAACCAACTTGAGTTAGTGGCGTCATTCCAATCAATTGTGATATTGGCTAGGTTAATACCATTAAAGTCTGTAATATTTTCAGTGGTGCTAGCCGAAACAACCTTCAAGTAACCCTGCGCTTCAGTGTTTCTTTTAGGTGTGTAGCTGACCAAGTTTGCCAAACGCACCACGCTGTCACGGCGTTCGGCTGTGTCTAAAAAGTTCTCACGTGTGTTTAAGTCGTTTCTAAATGCCAGGGCTTGTCCCATAAAAGCCATGACGTCCAGCAGTGCAATAAATTCACTGCTTTCAATATAATCGTTAAAAGTTTCTGGGTAATAAAGTCGGAGATAATCAACAAAACTCTTTCGCAGGGTTTCAAAATCATAACTTTGAAAGTCAGCTTCACGATAGGTTTGATAAAGCCTCTTCCAATCTTCTACACCAAATATTGCGGTTTGTCTTGTTGTTTTAGCCATAGTTTCTCACTGTACATTGTATTTATAACCCCAATTATCTACATAGTTTTAGATGAAGCTGGCACGGCGAGATTCTTGATCAAAGAAAATGGCCAGTCGCTCGGCTGTAGAACTTGGTACAATTTGAACCTGTAGCTCTATTAACATACCGTTTTGTTGTGGGTATACATTAGCGTCTGAAATATAAATTCTAGGATCTCCGCCAGCTACACGCTGAAGCTCTGCTAGTATTTTTGTCACTGTCTCTGGAGTTTGATTCTCAAATATGAAACTCCAGATAACAGTGCCGTACCCTGGACGGCCGACTAGTTCACCTTGTTGGATATTGAGGGCGTTTGATAAATCACGTTTGACTAGAGCAAAGTCAGTCAACGTGAATTTTTTATTTTGATTAATAGTGTTGAAACCAATAAATGCAGGCATAGTGATATTTATGCATTGTCAGATCGGTCAGTTGGCTTAAAAATAGGTGCCGGGACCTTGGTATCGTTTAGTGCGTTGATCAGGGTTTTGTCAATTGAGGCACGGTTTATTGTGCCCGACACTGACTCTGCTACACTACTACCGCCAGTAAGTCCAGCTAGTTTATTTGTTACAAAATTTGTAGCAAATTGTGCACTTTTAATAGTGGCAGATATAGCTTTGTTTAAATCAGCGGGTGCAACGCCTTTAACAAAAGACCCGGCAGCGGCTACGCCAAATTTTGTTGCTGTTTGTACCAAGCCCGACAGTTGTTGCGGAGCTTCAGTTCCAGTGACTAATCCGGCAGCTTTCATGCCAGTTAATGTAGTGCTCATAAATTGTTGTTGCATGGTATTTTGTAATCCTGGATTGCTGAGTATTGCCGGTAGTCCAACTACTCCATTTTTACCTGACCATAATGTTGGTGACGCTAAAATAGTGCCAAGAGATTTGCCTTGTGACAATTGTGCTTGTATGCTTTTTCCAGCACCAGGTTTCAAAAAGCCTGCGCTTTCAAGCTGTGCTGGCTGAAATCCGTATTGGCCAATACCTTTGGTTGTGCTCACTGCATTTGCAGCCTGACCAACTGATGTTTTAGCTTGGGCCAACAAACCAGTTACTTGATTTTTATCAAGACTACCAACGTTGGCGGTGGCCAACGGAGTATCTAGCACTGCGGCAGCGTCAACTGCGTTTGTTACTGGCTCACTGGCTGCATTACCTAATGCGGCTTCTACTTGAGGGCTAGGCGTTGAAGGGGTATCGCCATCATAGTTAACTGAAACTGCCACACCTTTGTTGTGATAGGGATAAGGTTCGTGTGTGGGTGCTCGAGTCACGATGGTTTTAATTGCGCCTGGCTCCGCCTGCCAACCCGATGCACCATTGAATTGTGTCCCGTCAAGACTGTATTCTTTGATGGGCTTGATTGCATCAACGTTTTCTGGCGATCCACTGTTGAGATTAATGGGTTGTGCTTGCAAATTAAGTTCGCCACTGCATTTCCACCCCCCTGATGCACCTTGTAAAACAACTGCACCGTCAGCTAAAATTCCTATTTTGGCTTTGCTGTATATTTTAAAATCTTCCACACTAGAAATCCCCATAATGCCTTGACTTTCAATTTGGACATTTTTTCCTCTAATGTTTAAATTTTCGCCAGCATTGATGTTGATGTCTTTGTCAGCATGCAAATTAATTGACCCTTGTGTTCGAACATTAACTGAATTACTAGAGTAAACATCCACTGTGCCTTCGCTGCCAAATTCTAACCAGGTTGATCCATTGGCGTGAATAATATAAAAGCAATCAGCATCGTCACTCATGGTGATCTGATGGCCTTTGCTGGTTCTTATTCTAATTAAATTGTCTTCGCCCTGAAGATCACCATCGTCCATGACCAATGTATGGCCGCCGCGACGTCCTTCAATTTTTGTGTCAGCCAGGTTGACTGCTCCTGACGCTACCCGGGCTTTGATGTCTTTTTCATCAAGTCCGCCTTGATAGATTGGACGTCCGGGAGTGCTGATACCAAACACTGTGCTGGGGCTTTCTCTTTGCGCATTGCTGGTTATTGGGCCGCGCACATTGTCACCCAATAGACCTTGGTTGGCCATGATAGCAAAAACATAGCTGTGTATTGGCTTGGGCTGAGTAAAGAATCTAGGATTGCTTTCTATGTTTGCATTATAAAAGTTGGCTTCAACCACTGGTAACTGTGTTGCTTTGGCACCGGCAATAAGACTCTTTTGTTCAGCGTTTTGTGCAACATAATTTTTTGAAGCGCCGATGGCCGGCAACATATGATTTGCACCACTGTCTGGCACACATCCAATGTAGTAACCTTGATTGGGATCTCCGGCCACAAAGAAACAAATCACAGACACACCAAGGTCAGGTGGTGTAAACCACATGCCGTAGCTTTGCTGGTTGCCTTTGTAACTACCGGCTCCAGCTGTAGTACTTGCATTATTTTTTGGAGTGAGTCCGTAAAATGGCGGAATGTAGTTTACTGTTCGCCACAAACTTTTATCAGCAGGATTTTTCCCGCCAAATTGTTCAATGTAAACTTGTAGGCGGCCAGCACGGGTTGGGTCAACATTGTTTTTTACCACACCAATATACGGTCCAAATTCTGTGGGTACTCCACCACGATCAAATTTATAAGATGCGCCTCGGCCTTGGCTTCGTTGTATGTTATTTGACATTGTTTAACTCTTATTGATCTTTTACTATGCCAGTATTGGCAGTGACATTAATACCTGGCAACGCTACACCTGCGTAGTTGTTGGTGCCTGATGCAAATGCAGACCTAGCAATTTCCAA